GCTTAGGGGTAAATGGCTATATGAGTTTAGCGAGTTGGGTTCATTAGCCAAAGCTGAGGCAACCAAGCAGAAATCATTTTTAAGTCGGCAAACTGATGAATTTAGACCAACTTATGGGACAAGGGAAGTAAAAGCCCCGCGCCAGCTAGTATTTGCTGGCACAACTAATGACTGGGAATGGAATAAAGATCCAACTGGAGGTCGCCGTTTCTGGCCTGTAAAAGTAATGCAGCAGGTAGATATAGTCGGTTTAGTTGAGGTACGTGACCAGTTATTTGCTGAGGCTATGTTGATGGTGAATGAGGGGCATCGATACTGGCCAACACTAGAAGAGCAAAAATGTTTATTTGACCCCGAGCAATTGAAGCGAGGAACACCAGAAGGCTTTGTTGATGGATTGTATGAGCATGTGAATAGCCAAAATACAGAGTTCACTTTATTTTATGCCGCAACTGAGTGGTTAAAGATGAGTGCCAGAGATTTATCGCAGCCTGTGCAAACAAGAATTGGTGTTGCTTTGCGCCAGCTTGGTTGTACCAAGGTTGAACGACGTAATGATCCAAATCGTTTTTGGTACAAGCCGCCAGAAAGAAAAACGGTGATGTCAATTAACGGTGATCAACACTCATCAGGAGATGATGATGACTTCATTAATATATAAACAGGTAAGTATGTTCCATACCTTCCATACCTTTAACAAAAGGTGTGGAAGGCTGGAAGCAAGTAAATGCGCGGTGTTTCCATACCTTCCAAACGTTCCACACTATATTTTACAAACGTACACACGTGTACACGCGCGCACGCGTACGCGCGCACAAATAATCAACATTTCTAGTATGGAAGGGTTGGAAGGTATGGAATCGCCAATATCTACGCGGTTTGCAGCCTTCCATACCTTTGCCACAGGTATGGAAGGTATGGAACATGAACCAATTTACTGAATTTGAAGTTCCGAAAGAACAACCCAAAGCCACAACAGAAGAGGTTAGGGCCTTATATCCACTGATGAGTGCTGAGATTGATGTATTTAAAGCAGTCTTTGGTAATGATCTTAAAGTAGACATGATTGAAGAGGGTGCTAATCGGACTGAGACCAAAGCCTACCGTCAACATCTGACATATACCGCAATTACTGGTGAGCAATATATACGTCTTGGTGAAATTGGCCGTAGCAACAGCAAACTTGTGAATCGAGCAAAAAATGGCAGATAGTAACGCTCTACCAGCTCACTGCTATCGAGATCCTGCAATCGTGGTTGAACAAAACCAGTTGAAAGAGCTTGGCTGCAGAGCGTGTAACAGCCATGCGGTCTATCTTGGGAAAGTAGTTTGTACTGATTCTCGAAAAAATGATATGAAAAAAGTGCCATACATTGGCAGCAAATGTAAGTTTTTTGAATTGAAGGGGTGAATATGATTATCCAATACGTTAATAGCCGTATGGTTTTATGGTCTGAATGGGCACTTAAACGTGAAGATGGTTCGATTGGATTCCCTAGTGAATGTCCATATACACGGTTGGTGGCAAGGAGTGGAGGCAGTGGGTACAAACCTGATGTGGATGGCGATGCTATGGAAGTCGACAAGGCTTTATCTGCCATCAAAAAGGATCTTCCAAAAATATACCGTTGTTTGCACCTGTTTTATGGCATCGATTTCAGGTCTGGCCATCCAGTACCAGTTATGCTCACTAAAGAGATGATCGCTAAAGATCTGCAATGTCATCGTGATACGGTATATAGCTATTTAGAGCGTGGAAGTAGATTGCTGTTAGACGCATTTCATGAAAATGATGTGATTGCGCATCGCAGGTAGTGGGTAAACGCCGACCCTTGATGGCGAAATGATGGAGATTGATAATATGAGCTTTAACTTTGAATTAGGTCAGAATGTATCACTGGCTGTTAGTAATGAGGTTGGTACTATAATTGGTCGTGCTGATTATGTTAATAGCAGCTATCAATATTACGTGCATTATGCTGATGGTAATGGGTGTGCTAAAAGTGAGTGGTTCTACGAAAGTCAATTAATTAAATTTGGATAAAAAACTGTTGACACCATTCCGACAATTGATGTATAAATCAGCTATTCTGTTTGTAATTGTGTCTTAAGAACCCGCTAAGTCTAACCACTAGCGGGTTTTTTATTGGGCGAACCCGTGATAGATGTTAGCGTACAGACCGATATAGCCAAACTTAAAGTTAAATTGTTTGAGCTTAGAAATACAGTCATCAATAAAGCTATTCCGTCAGCTCTTAATAAAACTGCTGCTGCTGCTCGGACTAAGGCTGTACAGGCAATACGTTTGAAGTTAAAACCGATGAAGGCCAAAGCCGTACGTAAGCGTATTAGCATCATCAGGGCAAGTAGTAGTAACCAAATTGCAATCATACGTAATCGCCGTGTAGTGATACCACCAGGTGCATTCAAGTTACCAGGTCATGGTAATAAGTTATATGTGCATGTAGGGCCAAAGCACCACATGATCACATCTAGGTCAGGTAAGTCGATAGGTAAGCAGATAAGTTCTGGTTATCAGATTGCACCAGTGCAAAGTTTACAGGTACAAGAAGAGTTTAAGACAGGTTATGTGCAACAGGTCATGAGGTCGGTAGCACTTGAGCGCTTCCCAGTTATTTTTGAACGTGAGATGAAATACTACGGATCACGTTATTAATTATTCAGACAGCAAATATTTTTTACGGGTCCTTCCTAAATCTTTGACACACGCGGATACGAAAGGCCGCGAAAAAAAATTAGTCAGTTGGATTAGCGTGGGGTCGTCACTTAGGTTGTCATTAGTAGTGATTTTGGTCGTCATTATTCATATATTTTTTGCATCAAAATACATAGGGGTAGTCACTTGGCATTGATAAGTTTGAGGGCTTATGGTCGCCATCGTGGTGTTAGCCTAAAGGCCGTGCAGAAAGCCATCGAGGCTGGTCGCATTACTTTAATTGGTGGCAAGCTTGACCCTGATGTAGCTGATATTCAATGGGCTAAAAATACACGTCCAGATCAACAGGAACGCGGATCACTCAAGGACTTTGAGAAAACCCAAGCAGAATTACAGGCGTATTCTGCTGCCGCTAATGGGACTAAAGAACCTGGTGCCACTGGCTTATCTGTTGAAAAAGCTGAGACGGAGACTGTTCGTCGTCAGCTTATGGAGTTGGATCTTGCGCGAAAACGTGGTGAGTTGGTGAATGCCAACGACATGGCGCGTGCATGGGGTACTAAATTAATAGATGCTAAAACTGCTTTGTCTAATATTGCTAATGAACTGGCTCCGCGTTTGGCAGCCGAAACTGATGTATTGAAAATTAAAATGTTATTGCAAGATAGAATTAATGCAGCAATGTCTTCTGTCTCGCAAGAAGCCCCAGTTACAACACAGTAAATGGGTACGATAGATGCACAACTAGTCGATGCATATCGATTGGTTGATAGTATTTGGGCGCAATATTTTACGCCACGTATTCCAAAAGACGTGGATGATTGGGCGGATGAGAATAGGATATTGCCGCCTGGCAGTGCGAATCCTGGGCAATGGCATACCAGCCGCTTCCCTCCAGCACGTCAAATTTTTAAAGCGCTATCAGACAGCGACCCATGTGAGGATGTGGTCTTGTTGTGTGCGACACAGCTAGTTAAGACAGAAGCTGGATTGAACTGGCTAGGGACAGTCGTTGACGAAACGCCTGCGCCTTTTATGATTGTGCAAGCCACTGATAAAACTGCCAAACGTTACAGCAGACTGCGTGTGGCACCAATGATCAGTCACTGTAAGTCGTTACGTAAAAAATTTCTTAGCGTAAGCTCACGCGATGCTGCAAATAGCATGGGGCTAAAAGAATTCACTGGTGGGGTTGTCGTGATCACTGGTGCCAATGCGGCTGCAGAACTGGCATCTATACAAGCTAAGTACATCCACTTTGATGAAGTGGATGATTATCCAGACAACGTAGAGGGTCAAGGGGATCCAATATCAATTGCGATCGCCAGGCAAGATACTTTTAATGGGCGCAAACGTTTAACCAGTAGTACGCCTAAAAGACCAAAAGGTCAGAGCCGAATAGAACGTTCGTATCTGACTGGAACACAATACAAGTATCACATCCACTGCCCACACTGCGATCACATGCAGGCTCTGGTATGGTCGCACTTGAAATGGCTTAAAGATGACGAAGGTAACGCTCTACCTGAGACTGCACGCTATGCCTGTGAGTCCTGTGGAGTTCTAATTGATGAACATTACAAAGAGCAGATGCTAGAAACTGGCGATTGGGTTGCTCAATTTCCAGATCGTCCGATTAAAAGCTTTCATTTAAACAGCCTATATTCACCGCTCGGTTGGTTAAAGTGGGCTGATTTAGTTCGCCAATGGGTGGCCGCACAGTCCGATTTAAAGCTTGGTAAGCAAGATAGCTATATCACATTTGTTAATACACGTCTGGCAGAAACAGTTGCTGAGCAAGCTGAACAGATGGAAGCCAATGAGTTGCTTAAACAAGCAGAA